CTCACAAATCAAGGTTAAGTAAAGAGAATAAGCAAGTTGAGATTCGTTTGTATTATGATGAGCGTGGTCTTGATCGATATTATGGTCTTCTTGAACTTGGTGAGATTGGTGGACTTTGGAAAAATGTTGCAGGTCGTTATGAAATGGATGGTAAGAAAGTATATGCTAAGGCAATCTACAAAGACCCAGAAGCATACTTCACTCCTGAGGTGTTGGAAAAGTTAGATCAAATTGCACGGAAAGAATTTAGTTATGGAGAGAGTTGAATTTCTTGTTCTCAAGAGTTTATTACATAATGAAGACTTTCTAAGAAAAACTATTCCGTTTATCAAATCAGAATACTTTCAAGACTCCAATCAAAAGGTTGTGTTTGAGGAGATTCTTGACTTTGTAAATCAATACAACCAATCTCCAACCAGGGAGGTTTTGAGTATTGAGATCGAAAAGAGAAACGATGTTACCGAACAGTCATTTAAAGAACTAACTCACCTTGTAAGTTGTCTTGATGAAGAACCACAAGAGTTCCAATGGTTACTAAACACCACAGAAAAGTGGTGTAAGGAACGTGCCATCTATCTGGCACTCATGGAGTCCATTCAGATTGCTGATGGTCAAGATGACAAGAAGGCTCCTGATGCTATTCCATCAATCCTCTCTGACGCATTGTCTGTCAGTTTTGATAATCATGTTGGTCATGACTATCTGAATGATTATGAATTTCGATGGGAGTCATACCATAAGAAAGAGAATCGTATCGAGTTTGATTTAGAGTTCTTTAATAAGATTACTAAGGGTGGTCTTGTCAATAAGTCACTCAATATTGCACTTGCTGGTACTGGTGTCGGTAAGTCTTTGTTTATGTGCCACATGGCTTCATCCTGTCTCCTACAGAATAAAAATGTTCTGTATATTACTATGGAGATGGCAGAAGAGAAGATTGCTGAAAGGATTGACGCCAATTTATTGAACGTCAATATTCAGGATATTGTAGAACTTCCAAAACAAACTTTTGAAACAAAGGTTAATAACCTGACACAAAAGACACAAGGCACACTAATTATTAAAGAGTATCCTACCGCGAGTGCCCATAGTGGACATTTTAAATCACTTCTTAATGAACTTGCACTTAAGAAGTCATTTAGACCTGATATTATTTTCATTGATTACCTTAATATATGTGCTTCCTCACGATATCGCTCTGGTAGCAATGTCAATTCATATACGGTTATTAAGTCAATTGCTGAAGAGCTTAGAGGACTGGCTTGCGAAGCAAACGTCCCTATCGTTTCTGCCACGCAGACCACTCGTTCTGGTTATGGTAGCTCTGACGTTGAGCTTACTGACACTAGTGAGTCCTTTGGTCTCCCTGCTACTGCTGATCTTATGTTTGCCCTTATTTCAACTGAAGAGCTCGAATCCTTGGGACAGATACTGGTAAAACAATTGAAGAATAGGTATAATGATGTCAATATCTTCAAGAGGTTTGTAGTTGGTATCGACCGTTCCAAGATGAGACTGTTCGATTGTGAGCAGACTGCCCAGGATGACCTTCTTGACAGCAAGAAAGAAGAGGAGTATAATTATGAGGAGAAACCCAAGAAATCTTTTGAAGGATTCAAATTCTGAGATTAGTTTATTAGACCTATGACAATTGATCCAAACAAGTACATTGACTTTGTTCGACAAACTACAAGTCGTCCCAGTCTCGACTATCCTACCCTTGCTGCTCGTCTGTCAGAACTGGAAGTCCGAGATGATTGTAATGTTCCCCAACTTCTGACTGCTGCACTTGGTATCAGTGCAGAAGCTGGAGAGTTTACTGAGGTAGTAAAGAAAATCTTTCTTCAAGGTAAACCCTACAACGAAGAGAATGCGTTTCATATGAAGCGTGAACTGGGTGACATCATGTGGTATGTTGCTCAAGCGTGTATGGCACTCAACATTTCTTTCGATGAAGTTTTGGAAATGAATGTAGAGAAACTGTCCTCACGATATCCTGAAGGAACATTTGATGTTCATTATTCAGAAAACCGTAAGCAAGGTGACTTGTGATGGGCAATAGTCCAGTTGATAAGAGTGAAAGTTTTATAGAATCTGGTATGACACTCATCACTGAAGTTGAGAGTGATGTATACCTAAAAAAATCAACCGAGAATAACGAAGTAAAAGAGGAAACCAATGATCAATCTTGAATTGAATTTACAACAAGCAGCAGTAATCCGTCAGGCATTGTTTGTGGAACAGAGAGGTTACACTATTGACCCTACATGTACTCCCGCACGTATTGTGGATGTTCGTAGTGTAATTGCTACACTGGACAAAATGATTGATGACCAACTACAATCCGAAACAACTGGCAAATGATATGAGCTACGACTTTTCTTTCGCACATTCACCTGAAGGTTTTGATAATCATATTAACGATAGTATCCGTGGATATTCAAACCTATTAGAAGATACTGTATCGTTCTCTCGATACTTTGTGGAAGACCATACTAAAGTTGTAGATGTGGGTTGTTCCACAGGTAAACTTACTAAGATGATTATTGCCAACAATCCTAATCGTGAGTATGCACATTATGTTGGTGTAGAACTTGCTGGTAGTTTCTATGATGAACTTGAGGATCGTTATACCGAGATCCGTAAAGACTATCCTGGAGCATTGTTGGAGTGGGTTCGTGGTAATGTGACCAACTATGAGTTCAAGAATTGTTCTCTGGTGACTTCATTATTTACTTTACAGTTTATGCCCAAGACCACCAGACAAGATACTATTGATAAGATTTACAATGGTCTCAATGAGGGCGGTGCATTTATTTTTGCTGAGAAGTTGATGTGTGAGAATGCGTTCTTCCAAGAACTCCTTACTTTCAATCATTATGATTATAAGAGAGAGACATTCTCTGCAGAACAAATCATGGATAAGGAAAAAGAACTTCGTGATATGTTGAAACCAAATACTTGGTCTGAGTTAAAAGATATGGTTATGGCAGCTGGATTTAAAGACTGTCAAATCTTCTGGAGAAATCATCAGTTCGTCGGTGTTGTTGCTATTAAATAATGTGTGGAATCATAGGAGGGTTTGACCTTCCTCAAATTCAGAAGGGTCTAGATGCCATTGTACATCGTGGTCCAGACAATCAAGCCATCATTCAAACGGATAATGTCTACTTTGGACATGTCCGTTTGTCTATTATTGACACTAGTAGTGACTCTAACCAACCATTTAAGTATGGCAACACTACCATGGTGTTTAATGGTACGATCTGGAACTACCAGGAACTTCGTACCAAATTGAATATTGATACAAAAACTTCAGGTGACACTGAGGTTCTTTGTGCTATCTTGGATAGGTATGGTATCATAGGACTGGACATTGTGGAGGGTATGTTTGCCATTGCATTCACACAAGGTGACGGTTCTATCACTATTGTGAGGGACAGACACGGTGAAGTTCCCTTACATTATTCACTCCTTGATGGTCTGTTCCCTTCATTCAGTTTCTGTTCAGAGATAAAAGGTCTCTTGGCTATGGGTGAGAGTGGTCAAACTATCAAGATGTTAGAACCGGGTAAGTATATAAAGGTCACATCTGACTTTAATGTTGAGGAAGGAACTTGGTATGACATTAGAAATCACATCAGAGAGACTAATGACTGGAACTTCTCAGACTCCAAAGCATCAGTCCACAGAGATATTGTGATAGGCTCTTACGAGAGAACAGTGTCAGATGTTCCCGTTGCTTGTCTCCTGTCAGGTGGTATTGACTCTGCTATCACTACTCTTGTTGCATCAAAACACATACCAAACTTGGTGACATACACCGCAGTTCACAATGAGAACTCTAAAGATTTAAAGTCTGCCAGGGAAGTTGCTAAATATTTGGGAGTTGAGTTAAGAGAGGTCAAAGTAAAACCCCCTACAGTTGATGATATCAACGATGTTATCAACACAATCGAGATGCCATACAAGGCTCAGGTAGAAATCGGTTACCCCTGTGTTCAACTAGCACAACGAATTCATGAGGATGGATTCAAAGTGATTATGTCTGGTGAGG